TTGCGGATGGCGTATCGCGATAGGATACGGAACCGTACAGCGTAGCTGCGTCCGTCACGGGTCGGAAACCACGGATTGTAATGCGGTTTTCATCCGCGCCCTGCTCGGCGCTTTCGATCGTGGCTTCCAGACTGGTGCCGCGGAAGAAGCCGAGTACATGCGCGCCGGAGAATTGCGCGATTTCCGGCTGCACGGCCGTGGCATAGGCATCAAGACTCAGCGTCAGTGCATCCAGGGACGACGAAATGCTGTCGAGGTTTTCCAGCGTCAATCCGGTCTGCGAAATGCCAAGCAGGTATTCTCCGGTCGATGCGACCTGAAAAAACCGATCGAGCAGAAAATCATAGCCAAGCAGTTTGTCGTAAGTCGCGACCGTGCCGGAGACGGATTTATAGGCCCAATAGACTCGCGTGCTTCGCGGATCCGCAGCCCCCATGAACAGTTGCAGATTGCCCTTGTCGAGATCGGCGAGGAATGTGCGGTCGACCTTTTCGCGCCCGATCTGCTCGGGTACACCGCCCGGCTCGATCTTGTGAAAGCCCTGGCCGGCGTAGAAAAAGATTCGTTCCCCCGCACGGATGATCGAATAGGGCGCGTACAAACCCTTGTCCTGGGTGATGCGATCGATCTGGAAGATGACCGGAGATCCCGGCACATAGGACATGCGGCGGATCGCCTGATCCTGAAAGATGATCCCCGCCTCCCCGCCCGCTACGCCGCGGACAATTCCCCCATCGGGAAAATCCTGGAAATCGGATGAATTGACACCGCTGTTCCAGCTCGCGGAAGCATTGAAGCTATTCAACCCGGACCACTGGATTCGGTAAGGGGTCGAGAGCAATCCGGATAAAACGAGAAACCGCCCAACGACACTAATATACGCTGCCTGCGGCGGTAAACCCAAAGCATCGGAGAACGCCGTCGCCGAAGAAAGATCGAACACTTGCAACACGGCATTGGCTTGCGTCGCGAAAACCAGATTGCCCGTTTGCGCAAACTGCCATTGCGCAGTGGACGACAGCGCCGAATAAGGCGAAGCGCCCTTTGAAACGTCAACCCAAGTAAAATCTGTATTGTTAAGCCTGTAGAGTTTGGTGCTGGTGCCGACGAATGTGACAACCGTGCCGTCGGATTTCAGCGCGTAGAAGGCTCCCCTGCAGGCTGCGGGAAGTGCACTCGTATAGGCAGAGAACGAAGGAAACGGCCCGTAGCCATCCCCGCGCGGAATTACGTTCAGGATGTTCCGGGTGGCCTGTCCCTCATAATCGGATACATCCGGGCGATAATCGCCAGTGGCAAGAAGCGGCATTATTCAGTCGTCCAGGGATCGGGTTGAATGATGGCTGGCGTCCATGCTTCAGCCTGCGTTGGCTTTGCAGTCCACGTCTCGGATTGAATCGCGGCCGGTATCCACGTTTCCACCTGAATGGCCGGGTTGCTCCATGCATTGCCGGGAATGGCTTCTGGAAACCAGTTGATGAAATCCCGCGTCAGCCCTGCAGCATTGCCAGTCAAGAGATATAAACCAGCGCCGGTTATCAGCCCTCTTCCGAACAGCGCGACATTGCCGGTCATCAGGTAGGCCGCGGCGGAAGCGGACAACGAGGCCTTGAACGTGACGGCAGAGCCGCTGAATGGGTAGCTTGCTCCCAAGACAAGAAACGCCGTCCGGAACGTGACGGCCGAACCTGTGAGCGAATAACTCGCCGCCAGTGTCAGCAGCGCCGGGTTGAGCGTCACCGCGCTGCCGGTGAAGGCATAACTTTTTCCGCTCGCGGCTTCGTTGATCTTGAAAGTCGCGGCGTTGGCGGTCAGGAGATAACTGGCGGCCAACGTCGGCAGCGTGATATATTTGGAAGTGGGAAGCTGGCCTAGCGCCCGTCTTCCGATCGCATCAAAACCGAGAAGGGACATTTAGACAATCAGCCGGACGTGGCGAGAGAGACGGACCGTTGGGCCGCCTGCACCTCGTTGTAGGCCGCAACGATTTCCGCCGTCCATACCGCCCCGGCAACCGCCGCAATGCGCGGATCGACGGCGGACAAGTCGTCCCCTGGCCGCAGCACATAGCGATGGTATTTCGGCGGGAATGTCGGATCGACACCCCCATCGCGCAAAATGTTGGTCGTCTCTCTAATTTGAAGGGAGCCATCAGGCAACACTTCAATTCGGTCGGCCGGATTGACCTGTTCCGTGAGCATCATTCAAATCCGATCAGGTTGGATAGGAGACGGAGCCACCAAAAACCGGTACTCCTCCCGTTGGGGTGTCCCCAGTGGAAAGAGTTGATATTCCCTGACCCGACCCGGAGGCGCCGACAAGCATCGTCGTCACGTTGTTGAGAAGAATTGCATAGAACTGCGTATATCCGGCCCTGGTGACACCCTGGAAGCCAACGATGGAGTGCGCCCGAAAATCAACGTCATTGAGCGTTGCGAACGGCAACCCGCTGATGATTAGGTTTCCCGATGCCGTCGTGAAAGAGAACGCCGAGGTTTCAATGTCGAAACTGACAGTCACGAGCCTGCCGATTTTCGTATAGAAGCCCTTTTGCCGCGAATAGGTGACGCTGAGATTGCCAGGCGTGGCGAACGTCAGAACCGGGTTCCACGTGCCCTCTTCGTAATCATCCAGCGTGTTCGGATCGGCCGATGGGTTTTGCGTCGCAGGAAATGCGATCTGGCCGCCAGCCGCGCCGATGATGCCGGTAAACGTGTTGAGGGCCCCCGACAGGCTGGGCAAATCCTCCGCGAGCGCGACGATGGCGACCTGTGGCGCGACGGTAAAGGACACCTTTGCGGTGTTGCCGAGCGAATTGAACAGGACCGTTGAGCGCGCAAACACGCCCGTCCCTGAATTGTAAGCGCCGTGCCCGATTTCCCATTGCGAGAGATCAGCGCTTTCGGCGCGGTATCGGTAAACGGTGCCGTTGACCGCGCCGGCTGCGGTCGGGCTTTGATAGCCGACCACGGCGGTAGAAAAGGTCCAGTCCGTGGTGCCGCCCGCGGTAGGTGTGAACCGGCAAACGTCAAGAAAAGCAGCCATCAGACAACCGTCAGGATCGGCGACGGAAGCGTGACCGTGAACGTATTGCCGTTGGTGAGCGTAAGAGGCGCGCCATAATCCCACCAGCCGATCAAAGGTTTGGTTGCCGACGTGAAATTGTAAAGCACCGCATATTGCAACGGCCCGACCGAGCCGCCAGAAGCCGTCCATGCCGGGTTGGTGCCACCCGAAAACGAGAACGTGCCGGATGTTTGCGAGCCCGCGATGGTGCCGATGCTGGTTCCGCCCGCGGTATAACCGTTGGCGGTCGAAAGATCGGCGGGGGCATTGTAAACCGTGTTGGTCGCAACCGGCGCGGTATTGGTCAGATAAACCTTGTAGACCTGAGCCGTGCCGGTTTTCATATCATGCAGCGCGTTCGCCACGTCCTGCACAAAGCAATTGAATTTGTTGAACGATGCCATTTTGCCCTCATAGCGTTTTCAAGCGAAGTGGGTACCGGTTCGCGTGAAGAAAACGCGTCAAAAGAAGAATCCCTAGATAACCTGGCCGGAGACACGAACCGTCATCGGCCCGGCGTTGAACGTCGATGTCAGCCCGAGATTGTTCAAATCGTTCAGCGCTGCGGTGAAGCCGAGCCCCCAGGTCTGGATCCGGCCGTCTTCCTTGATGTAAGGCGCGGATTCCAGCAACGCGCCGTAGAGATACAGATCAGGCGCGAGTGTCAGCAACCAATTATTGCTGTTCGATGCCAGCGCCGGAATGTTCTGCCGGTACACCATCTCGATGGTGTAAGCGGCGTCGGGCGTCGGAGCCAATTCGATCTCGTCGCCGAACACGGTGAAGTAACGCGGCTGGCCCGCGACGTCGGATCTGCCAAAGCGATACTCGTCCATCTGGGTGCCGGACTTGAATTCAAGACAGGGCTTTCCCGTCACGCTCGACAGGCGAACCCTGCGCATCGACTGGAAATCGGCCGGCAGCGAAATAAATTCCGGCTCGCTCGACGCGGTATCGACCACCGCGATAGAGCGCTGCTCCATCTGGCGCACGAACAACTGCCGGTTGAGCTTCGCTTCAGCGAGTTGGATGAAGGTTGCAATCCGCGCGATCAGCGTCGTGTCCTGGTCCCTTGCGAGATATTCAGTCACGGCCGCTTGCAGTGATGTGTAATCGGTAATTTGCGTCACAACAGCTCCACTGACCAGCCGACTTGCAGTTTCGGCCTATCGGTTCGCAAATAGGTCCATTCGGGATCACTAAGTTTCTTCTGCACGATCAGATCGAACTCGGGCGTAAACATGCGCAAGGAGACGTTGCCTCTGGCGTGCTCATCGTCCAGCCATTTGACATAAATGACGTTGGGGATGCGCGCGATGTGGCGTCCCCAATCGCCGGGTTGCTCGTCGCGGCGCGCCTCATTGTTCCACTTCAGGATCGGCTCCACGTCCTGGACGTGCTCGATCGCGAGGTCCCTGCCGTTGCTGTCGAGATGAGGCCGGATCAGGACGCCGTCCATCACGACATTTCCGTAACCCACAGCGTTCCCGCTGTCGCCGTGACGAGCCCGTTGGTGGCTGCTTTGATGGCGGAGATGCGTTGGCCCGGACTGACGATGACATACTCGATCACGTTGGCCGGGAGAAACGTGTCGACGATGGTCGCCGTCTGTGCGCCGTCGCCGATCCTGTAACAACAGGCCGAATTGGCCACCAGGCGAAGCTGAAAGGTCTCGGAGCCGAATGCGTTTGCGATCGCCGCGCTGGCGTCATACGCGATCGTCTGCGTGGCTCCGACGCGGGAGGAAGGATGCTTGGGAAAGAACGACATCTTATGCGGCCCTCACGGCAACAGAAAAGTGCATCGGGATCGACACGCCCGATGCGCCAGATGGGGTCAAGACGATCACGTCATCCTCGTTCAAATAAGTTGGAGAGGGCGGCGTAACCGAAAACAGCTGACCGGCACCCGAGCCGGATTGCGTCACGGTGAAAGTGGCAAGCGTCGTGGAGTTGGCTGACACCGTGATGGTACCGTCTGCCGTGGTAATGGCGCCCCCGAGAATGCCGGTTGCTTTCAGGAGCCGGCAGCGGAAGGGAACGCGAACATAGGCGGCGACAGGCGTCGCGCCGCAAGACGGCGTGTAGGCCGTAAGATCTGTCGTGTTGAACGTACGATTGGCTGGAAGCGGCATCTTCTCAAGTCTCCAGAAAAAAGGGCGACCCGAAGGCCGCCCGGTAGGATGAAGAAGTTAATCCTGAAGGCTCAGGACGTGGTGTTGTCGAACACGCCGCCGCTCGCTTTTTCATTGCGAGCCATCAGCGCGTATTCAGCCAGGATCTGACACCGGTCGGAATCGCCGGTTTTCGCCAGCGGGATCGAAATCATGTTTCGTCCGTTCAAATAGGCCACGGCCCACTTGTCCATTTCCAGAATCAGCACGTCGCGCGCGCGCTGAAAGCGGTTCGCCACCACCTTGAGCTTGCCGAA